GAGGAAATTAAAATGTACGAAATGAACAGAGATATGATGGATACCATGATTCGCGACTGGCTGGCAGACAATGCAGAGGAGATGGCCGATCTGGTCATCGATTACGACAGCATCCGGTACGACGAAGACGAGGACGAGTGGGTTGCCGACGCACACGACGACAGCACCAGCTACACGCTCAAGGCTGACAGCGATGGCTTCATCCACATCTGCTGAACGTGCGCATAAAGCGCTTGGGTCGACGGATATCTGCGTGCGCTGCGGTGGGTCGTACATCCGGACAGGATGCCGGCAGAAATATTGCCCGGATTGTGCGCGCGCCGTGCGTCCTGGCGGAAAGACAACCAAGGCCGAACGGATCTGCGTGCAATGCGGAAGACCGTATACTTGGACGTCTCCCAGGCAAAAGTACTGCCAGGATTGCGCGCAGACCCGCAGCCCTAGAAGAAAAGTCGGTGGAGTCGGAGCGTGTGCTCGTTGCGGCAAGGAGTATATCATAACCGGCCCAACGAAAATGCTTTGCCCGGACTGCGCGCCTAAATATCAGGCGAGACATCTCGTACTAGCTGAGGATGGCAAAAAGCCCACCGGAGTCGAGACGCGTCGGAGACTTGGATCCGTCGACGTTTGCGAAGAGTGCGGGGAGGAGTACGTCGTGATAGGCGGTCGGCAAAAATATTGCCCCAAATGCTCCGTTTCCGTGCGCGCAAGACGATCCCAGCTTTATCAGGAAAATGAGCGCAAATACCGAGCCACGATTAAAGATACGTTAAACGAGCCAGCTCGCACGCTGTCGGAGCTCATCGGCCGATATGGGGTATCGCAGCATGCGTTTGCCAAATATTTTGGGATCAGCAATTCTCTAATCTCGCGCTGGTGCACCGGGACATGTAAGTGCCCTGAATATGTGCTCAATATGGCTGCAAAAATTTTGTCCTTCTCGGCGCAGGAGCTGCAAGACGTCGAGACGGAAGATCATGATTAAAAAAGCAAGCCCGTGGATCACTCCACGGGCTTTTTCTCTGTCTGCTGCCTTCCGGCGATGCGGCGGGCAATTGTGATGATGTGCGGCAGGCGGCGGGAGATGGTTTTGCGGTCGACGCCGATCTCGGCGGCGGCGTCCAGCTGCGGGAGCCTGCGCACGATATAAAGTCTCACGATCTGCTGATCGATCACGTCCAAAAGTCCCTCGTCAGTGACGCGCTCCCAGTCGCTGCGCGTGAGGTGTTCCAGCTCCTTCGGCAGAGCCAGCCGCGCAGTTATTTGCTGTCACTCCCTTCGGCCCGCCGCCTGGCGGGGGCTTACTTTTCCTTGTGCGTCAGCACGGCGATATTGCCCTTGTTGCTGACTTCGAGATCCAGCGCAGCGGCGATATCGCGCACCTTGACGTAGTTCGTGCCGTCTTTCAGGATGCGTTCAACGGCGACTTCCTTGCCGTCCACGATGATCTTGCTCTTTTCTACCATTTCGGTTTCCTCCTCTGCATTTTTTCCATCTTCGAGGGCCATCACGGTATGGCCCTCGCTTACCAGTACGTCGCCGCGCAGGAGATTGGCGTCCGTCGTCAGATACTTGCTGCCGGTCAGCAGCACAAAATCTCCCGTTGCTGGCCAATCGTGCAGCATGCAGTATGTCGTGCAGCTGTTGCCCTGCCGACGGTAGAGAGCTTCGACCGACGCGCAGCCTGCGGCCACGGCGCAGAGCATCATGAGTGCGGAGCAGTCCGTCTCCACAGGCTTTGCGATCCTGCTCACGTCCCACCCGACGGCTCTGGCTGCCTCATACGCCGTGTTCCTGTTGTCCATGTCGTAGCCGATGTTCCTGTTCTTAATGGCCGCTTCGCACGTCTGCGCGGCCAGCTCTGCCTTTTTGCGGCTCTTGTAGCGCAGAACGCCGAGCCAGCGGCCATTGTACCAGTTGGAGATATTCAGCT